GGTTGCAGATGCCGCAGTTTCGAAAGGTCGGGTTGTTAATCGCAAGAACGATCAAGATCGGTTTGAATTGTTTGTGTTCGAATACTTGCAACAATTTGGCGGCATTAAGATTGTGCAAATTAGTGAAACGACACGCGATCAAATTGTAGGTCAAATAGAGGTCGGTCGCAAAGAGGGTTTAGGTCAAAGAGAGATTGCAAATAATATGCTTGCTAATGTTTCGGGCTTGGCTAAAGCCAGGGCGAATGTGATTGCTCGAACTGAGACTCATAGTGCTGGCAATTTTGGTGCATTAAAACAGGCTGAGGACTCAGGGTTAAATATGATGCGCGAATGGATTGCAAGTTCTGGCGCGAGGACGCGAGATTCACACAGGCAGGCCGATGGGCAAATAGTGGGGTTGAATGACCCGTTTAACGTTGGAGGTCATAAATTAATGTACCCAGGTGACCCAAGCGGGCCAGGCTCGGAAACAATAAATTGCCGCTGTGCTGTTGGTTATGTTGTGGCTGATTAGTTTTTCTTGTAAACTTTATAAAAAATCATAGTGATAGACTCATGAATAAAAAGTTTTTTAAGGCACCATTAGAAATTAAATCTTTGGACGAGGGCGGCTCATTCGAAGGTTACGCTAGCGCGTTCGGTGTTCGTGATTCGGACGGAGACGTTATCGTTAAAGGTGCGTTCACCGATTCAATTAAACGCGCAGAGGAATCAGGCAATTACCCTAAAATGTTGTGGCAACACAACTATACTGAGATAGTCGGCAAGTTCTTTCACATGCACGAAGATGATTATGGGCTGTATGTTAAGGGAGCGTTGATTCTTGAGGTTGAGCGAGCGCGTGAGGCATACGCTCTACTTAAAGCCGGTGTGCTTGATGCTATGAGCGTTGGTTTTAATATTCCAAAGACTGACGAAGATGCAGAGTTTATCGGCGGCGGTAGAGTTATCAGCAAGCTTGACTTATGGGAAATAAGCCTTGTTACCTGGGGAGCAAACCCAGCCGCAAGAATTTCAAACGTCAAGAGTTTAAAAGATTTTGAAGGGTTCCTGCGAGATGCTGGATTCTCTCGAAAAGAGGCGACTACAATCGCCAGTCATGGCTATAAGGCTGTAATCAGCGATCAAAGTGATTTTGATTCTGATAAACAAGCTTTAGAGTCAATTCAATTGTTAACCAGTAAATTTAAAGGGGCATAAAACATGTCAGAAGTTAATCAGCATCTCGAAAGCCTAAACAAGGCATTTGATGAGTTTAAAAAAACTAACGATGAGCGCATCGCTGAAATTGAAAAGAAAGGTTCAGCAGATCCTCTTCTTGAGGCTAAACTTGACGCAATCAACGCTGAAATTGATAAAGCACAAGATCGCTTAACTCAAGTTGAGACAGCAAACGCTCGTAAATCTGTAGCTCTTCCTGAGTCCGGCGACTTAGAGCAAAAATCTGCTACTTTCTCTAACATGATGAGCAAAATCAAAGGAACGCCTCTTGAGGTTTCCGGCGATGAAATGCAAGCTTACAAAAAGCATTTTAACCAAATGTTACGCAAAGGTGATTTGTACGCAAACCAGCCCGAAAACATGAAAGCGCTTAGTGTTGGCTCTGACCCTGAAGGTGGTTATTTGGTAGAGCCTGACACCTCTGGCCGTATTGTTCAGAAGGTTTTCGAAACTTCACCGATGCGTCAAGTTGCTAGCGTTCAGACAATTGGAACTGACGCTTTAGAAGGTATTTACGACTTAAACGAAGCTGGTGCAGGTTGGGTCTCTGAGACAGGCACACGTTCAGAAACGACCACCCCTGACTTAGGCGCTTGGAGAATTCCTGTTCATGAAATCTATGCGGAGCCTCGCGCTACTCAGAAGTTGCTTGATGACGCTATGGTTGACGTTGAAGCATGGCTAGGTGCAAAAGTTGCTGATAAGTTTGCAAGAACTGAAAACGCAGCGTTTGTGACTGGTGACGGTGTCGGTAAACCTCGTGGTTTCTTGACTTATTCGAACGGAACAACTTTACCAGGCACCATCGAGCAGTTTAAAACAGGTGTTAACGGTGGGTTTGCAACCGATGGAACCGGCGGTGATGTGTTCTATAACATCGTTTATGGTCTTAAGGCAGCTTATCGTTCTGGTGCTAGGTTCTTTATGGGTCGTTCAACTCAGAAAGACGTTCGTAAGATCAAGGACTCTAACGGCATGTACATCTGGCAACCTGGCTTAGCCGCTGGACAGCCTGCGACTTTAGTCGGTTTCCCAGTGCTTGAGTTCGAAGATATGCCTGTCCCTGCAACTGGTTCGCTTTCAATTGCTTTTGGCAACATGGGCGAAGCTTACCAGATCGTTGATCGTGCCGGTATTCGTGTGCTACGTGACCCTTACACCGCTAAGCCTTACGTGAAGTTCTACACAACTAAACGCGTTGGTGGTGATGTGGTTAACTTTGAAGCCTTAAAACTCATGGACTTTAGCGCTTAATATGAACGGGGCTAAAGCCCTGTTTTAACGAACTAATTTTAGAAAGGGTAAGAAAATGCGTGATAATTTTAGAAATAGCCAAATGGTGTTTTTAGGAACCTTGACACTAAGTGGCACTACTCCAGCGGCATCTGATTGGGTTGATTTGCGTGGGTTTGATTCAGCTACTTTGGTTGTTAAAACAAACACTGTTACCGATGCGGGTACTGCTGCCGGTTTTTCGTTTGAAGTACAAGAAGGCGACGACTCAACAGCCGCAGGTGCTACTGCGGTTGCTGATGCAGAGTTACTTGGTAGCGAGTCAGATTTGACAGTTACGGCTGACACTGATGACGATAAGCTAATTGGTGGTATTGGTTATGTTGGCAACAAGCGTTACTTGCGAATGAATGGAGTAGGTACAACCGGAACTGATGCTGGTGTTGATATTTATGCACTGCTTGAGCATCCGGCTCGTGCCGAAACAACCTTTGTTGGCACTTCAGTAGCTGCAACCTAAGTGTTGAATGACGGGGTTCGCCCCGTCGGTTTACTTAAAAAACTTAAGGAAATAAAATGGCAACTTTGACAGTTCAAAGTATTACAGAATCAGGTCTTGAGGCTACATACGCAAGCGCTGACGCTGGCGGCGATACGTTTGCAAATGACACCACAAACAAAATTTTTATTCATGTAAAAAACGGTGACGGTTCAGATCATACGGTTACAGTTACACCAACAACGGCATCTAAAGAAGTCGCAGGATTTGGAACAATGACTAAAGCGAATGTTGCTGTTGTTGTTACTGCTGGTGAAGAGCGTTTCATTGGCCCGTTTCCAAGCGGGGCGTTTGGCACAAACCCTGCCATTACGTATGACGCTGTGACATCAGTAACGATTGCGGCGGTGAAAGTATGAAGGCTATTGCGAAAGATGATTGTTTGGTTGCTTTTAATGGTGCTATCGTATCAAAAGTAAAAAAAGGCGAAGAATTCGCAGGTGAAAAGGCCGCCTTCTTGATTGATCGCGGCCTGGCTGTGACGGAAAAACAACAGAAGCCAAAAGAAACACCTAAACCCAAAAATAAGAAGCCAGCCTCAGGGCCCGCCTATGAAAAATAAAACTCAGATGTTTGTTGTCGGGAAATGGGACGGTGGCGATAAACAGTGGGAATTTTCCGGAGTTTTTGACAGCAGGGAGAAGGCAGAGGATCACGCAATAAGTGGTGGTGAGTTTTATTTTGTCGGCCCGTGTTTTTTAAATGAAGGGTTACCAGAATCAACGATTGAATGGCCAGGGGGTTATTACCCTTTTACTGAAGGTCGGAAGAACTAAAAGGCAACGTGATGGCTTTAAAAAATACGATTAAATATGTAGATTACAGAGGCCACACTTTAGAAACGGCCCCAGCCACTGAGCCTGTAACCGCCGCTGATGTAAAGAATCAACTCGAATTGGATGTGAGCGACACAAGCAAAGATTCCCAGATCGAACTTTACATCACGGCGGCAAGGCAATTGGTTGAAGAGTTTACCGGACTCGCATTAATAACGCAGGTTTGGAAACTTACGCTTGATCGCTGGCCCAGCAATCAAACGAAATGGTGGGATGGTGTTCGTGATGGTGCTGTTCAGGATTTAGTTGAATCAGGGCGAGCAAGCCAGATACTATTGCCCCGCTATCCTTTGCAGAGCGTTGACACAATTACGGCTGATGATGCGGCTGTTACAATTGCTGATGTTTTTATTACGGACACAGCGCAAAAGCCAGGGCGGTTGATTGTTAAGCGAGGCGCAACATGGCCTGTGATACTTGATAATGCTAACGGAATTGAAATCACTTATTCAGCCGGTTATGGCGCTAACGCGACGGATGTTCCGGCTGCGCTAAGACTTGCTATTATTCAAATTGCAGCTTACATGTTTGAGCATCGCGGCGACTGTAACACAGAGAACGTTATCGATAAAAGCGGCGCTAGTGTGTTGCTAAAATCATACATGATTAGGGGTTTGTAGTGACATCAGCCATTGATCGCTTTCATCCGTCAACCGGTAGGCTGTTAAAAGAAAACGGTGAGCTTTTTAATGTTGCCGATTTTCATGACATTGTTCAAAAATACTCTCTAACTTACGAAACGATCAATAATAGCGCTCTAAGCGCAACCAAAGTTTTGGTGGGCCTTTCTCAGTCAGACTTATATTGCGGTTTGAGTGTTCCAGAGGGTAAGACTGTTGTGCTGTACAACAGAAACATAAAACTAGACAATGGAAAGTTTTTAATCTCTGTTTATGCAGGTAATTTCACAGATGGTACGTCTTTTTTGATAAACCCTTATCGCACAAATGCCGATATTAATTTTTCATCAACTTTTAAATATGATGTTGGTGTTACTCTTGAAAACCTTACATTACTCGAGGAGACTCTTCTTGTTACTGGGTCTGGTTTATTTTCACAGCGTTTGCAAGGTGGTATTAGTGAGGATGGGGCGTTTAAAATGTTTGTCGGTCCGATTTCGGGTGTCATAAGAATCAATAGATTGAGCGGAACCGGTGACTGGAATGCCGGTTTGCAGTGGTCAGCGTGGGAGGTTGATAGTGAGTAAATGTTGCGATTACACCTCAGGCATGTTGCGCGAGCCTGTTACTTTTGAACAACAAGTTAACGCAGACATTGGAGGCGGCGCAACACAGACATCATACATTGATCGCTGCTCAGTTCGTGCGCACATGAAGCCACTGTCCGGTAGCGAACGGCTTTATGCATCTAGGCTTGACGCTACGACTAAAAACAGAATCGTTATTCGGTATCGCTCGGATATACTTGAGAGCGACCGAGTATTGATTCGCTCTCGTTATTATCAGATTAGGTTTATTAATAACGTTGAATTTCGTGATAAGTGGCTAGAAATTGATCTTGATGGCGGTGTTGCCACATGACGACTAAAATGCGTGTTGTTGGCCTAGATGATACGCTCGAAGCTTTTGACCGTTTGGGTAAAGCTGGAAAAAAAGAAGGATCGAAAGCTGTTCGGGCTAGCCTTGAGCAAGTGCGCACAACATCGATCGAGAAGATACAGCGTGACCCAAAAACCGGGCGCGTTTACCAGCGCGGCCCAGGTGCAAATGCGTCATCGGTCCATAAGGCCTCATCACCAGGTGAAGCACCGGCAACGGACACAGGGCGACTTGTTAGTAGCATTAAAGTTATCCACAAAGAGCTAATCGGTAGTGTTGGCAGTAAATTGAATTATTCATTTTGGTTAGAGTATGGTACATTTAAGATGGGAGCGAGGCCATTTTTAAGGCCATCGCTTGAGGACAACCAAAAGTACATACTCAAACGATTTATAGAGGCTTTAGAGAAAGCAACGAAGGAATTTTATGGCGGGTAGCTATGCGTTACAGATCGCGGTATTTAATGCGCTTAATTCTGATAGCGCGTTATCTGCTCTGGTTGTCGGTATCTATGATAATCAAGATCAAGTATCGAATCCGGATAATGATAACGAATTTCCTGTCTTAACGATAAGCACCGGTACTATATTGCCGTGGGATGACGACACGAAGCTAGGTGGCCAATATGATGTTGAAATACATACATGGTCTAGAGCCCGTAACGCATTGGAATCAAAACAG